ACGTTGCCGTCGCCTCCGACATTGACCACGATGTTGCCGCCAGCAACGTCGACGGAGAGCACACAGGTCTGACCGGCGAAGTTGGGGATCGGAAGACCTCGGGCCTCGACGCCTGCACTGGTGAGGATGCACACCATGTTGTGGTGGTCTGGGATGGTGATGGCACCAGCATCTCCGGGGTCTGAGACCTCGACGAGACCGGGCATGCGGACGGACTTGATAGCCATGATGTGCTCCTGATGTCAGGGGTTGAGAGCCGCGATTGCTCGCGGAGTTAGCGTTTCTTCTCGCGTCGGTCGGCTCGAATGGCCGCATCCCTGGCGAGCTGTCGGGCTTTGTCTGCGGAGACCTTGCCCTGGTTGGACTCGACAATCTGCCGAGTCATGCGGTCGATGGCCGCTCGTCTTCCGTCCTGCTCACCCATCGGAGCGGCTCCGACGAGAGCGGGTCACCTTGCGCGCTGCCTTGGTGTCGGCCTCGACTTCCTGCTCGGTGGGCTGCATCGCCTCCAGCAGCTCGGTCGCCTCGGTCAGCTTGCCCGCGAGATGCGGGTTCATGGCAACGGTGGCCTTGAGTCGCTCAACCTTGGCACCCTGAGCGTCGAGGTGCTCGGCCAGGGTGAGAGGGTGCATCGGCTGGATGATGCCGGTATCTCTGATGTGCGCTCGGAAGGCAGCGAAGATCCGAGACTGTTCATCATGGTTCCAGAGGATGCGACCGGACGGTGTGACCGAGGGCACCGCTCCGGGCTCCGCGTACCAGTGAGGCCCCTGTGAGCCGTTCCGGTTGACGGTGCGGTAGTAGCGTCCGTATCCGTAGAAGACGGCGCTATCGACATCCTCACCATCCCGGAGCAGCCTGCGGTCATCGTCTCGGATGATGGTGCCGCCCTTCGCAGTGGCCCCATTGATCGCAGGCTGGAGGTTGCCATCCTTGCCGACCCCATTGACACCAGGCTTCGCCAGCAGCTTTGAGAGTCGCGGTATCCACCCGTGCTCCGCGTCGTACTCCCATGCACTCTCGTAATGCACGAAGATGAACTGGCAGGGAACGTTGGTGCGCGGCCTCAGCGGCAGCAAGTCGGGGTCAATGCTCGCAACCGGAGCGCGGCGAAGCGATGCGGTCGAGAGGGTATGGGTCTTCTTCATGATGGCAACCTCTGGGGTGGTTGTTGTGGGGTCTTACTCGTCGCTGATGATCTGGCAGGCCCGGAGGTCTTCGGCCTCGACGACAGCAGGGAAGATGCTGGCGATGAGGGAGGTCACGAAGTTGCTCTGGTCGCGGCTCATCTCGATCACCATGGCGTTGTTTGCCATGTAGAGCAGGCCGGGGGGCACCATGCCAGCAGCGAGCTGAGCGTTGGCGAGGGTGTAGGCGAAGGCGCCTGCACCGAACATGCAGCCGAGGGCGTTGCCACCCGAGGCGGTCACAGAGTCGCTCTGGAACAGCTGGACACCATTCCAGGTGCCCTTGAACCCAGGACCGCGAAGGGCGAGCAGCTCAGCGGTAGCAGGCACGAACTGGACCGCACCGGCCTCAGCGCGGAGGCTGGCTTGGAAGTTGTTGATCTGCTTCGGAGACAGGACCGCAGCGAACGGGCCACCGACCGACTGGCTGTTGAGGGCGAACTGCGCATCGTACATCGTCGACACGTCGAGAGCGACACCCGAGCCCGGAGTAGCGGTGGAGGCCACGGACGGGAAGAGAGCACAGAGCAGGTCGGTGAGGGTGAGCGCAACACCAGCGGTGAGATTGGCAGCAACACGGTCGATCTGGATGGGTCCGCCAGAGACGGGCACCAGGTCAGTCATGCTGTACTTGCGCGAGTAGCCGACGGGGGAGAGGGTGAACTTCTCGGTGCCGTAGGTGCTGTCAGAGATGCCGCCGGTCGTCTCGTTGGTGCGAGCAGCGAAGGCGCCGGGGATGGCGTCCTGGGTGACATCCATGGAGCCGGAACCCTCGGAGCCGAACGGCACGAAGGTCATGAGCGCGGAGAGGTCCGTCGGATCATAGAGCTGCTCAAGAACAAGGTCGGAGAGTACTGCTGCGACAAGGCCACCGTCTGCGGTGAGTCCTGCCTGGGAAACTGAAGCCATGATTTATCTCGGGTGGTTCGGGTTCGTTGTCCGTGTCGCTGGACTTGCGAAGGGGCGGATATCGGACCGCCAGCCGAGATACAGCCACTATAGCAAGATCAGGACACTATCCCCTTGCTTTTCAAGCGAGCGAGGGTGTCCGGGTGGATGCTGCCCTGCTTGACGAGCTGCTCCATGTTCGCGGCCATCGCTCCGCGCCTGCCGAGCTGGTTCCGGCTGGCGCTGTATGCCTTCAGATCCACCGCCGCGCCTGGTGCCTTGGGTGTCGTGGTCCCTGCGTTCGGGTTGCTGGCAGGCTTGCGCTTCGGCTTGACGGGCTTTGCTGCGGCCTCGGCTGACTTATCCGCAGAGTTATCCGCAGCTGTGGAGAACCACCGACCGAACAGCGGGTCTTCTCGAAGCTCACCAACGAACTCGGAGAACCCCGGAGCCTCGCCACCCTCGGCCACTTCGCTGAGGGCATCGGCATACTCTCGACGGATGGCACGACGGCCTCGCTTGCTGGTGATGCCAGCGCTCATGAGGTGCATGTCCTGACCATGCCGCGCCGTGGTGCTCTTGAGGTCGGCCTGCATCTTGGCAAGCTGCTCTTGTGCCGTCTTCAGCTCACCGGCCAGCCTGGACCGCTCAGCGGAGACGGCTCGCAGGGAGTCGCGGAGGGATGTGTCGGGTGGAGATGCGACCGGGGCCGGTGCCGGGGTCGGTGTGGTTTCGTCGCTCATGTCTGGGGCTCCTGCTGTCGTAGGATGCGACGAGCCCAGGACCGGCCAGCGTTGCCGCCCCACAGTCCCCAGGCTTGCGCCGCTTTACTGGTCCGGTCTCGCCTTGCCTTGGCGCTGCCGGGTGATGCACCGTGCCTCGCAAAGAACGAGACCATGCGCTTGATGGTGTCGAGGCTCACGGCCTGACGTGCTGCAAGCTGACCCGCCCGACGGATGCCGACCGGTGTTCCTGCTCTCCTCGAGGGCGGCAGGCTTGCACGGATGTCGAGTGCGCGCCTGGCGGCACTGGCGACCGCTGCGGGTGGCTTGTAGCTCGGCATCTACTCCTCACCGTCGACGATGGCGGGCTGATCATCCTCACCACCGAGCTCGGCAAGGATGGAGAGCAGCGCCTCGTCGAGAGCAGCCACATCGACCGCACCGCTGCGGAGCATCTCACGGGCCGCACCGACCTCGGCCACAGCTCCGGGGATGTCCTGCTCTGCCTCGTCGACTTCAGCGAGCGCAGCGGCCAGCGCTCGCTCCTGAAGCTGCTGGTCGACGAGGAACGTGATCGCTTCCTCGTCGCTGTCGAGGCCGGGGTTTAGGCGCCTCGCCATGGTCACACGGGACACCAAGCCGAGCGCCGTCTCCTTCTCGACGTTCTCAATCAGCACCTTCCGCTCCTGCTGGCTCAATCCGAGCTGGGCATACTGCACCGAATAGGCGCGCTCGTCGGTCGGCAGGGAGGTGCCTCCGTAGGCGTTGGCGAGGCGTGCGGCAGTCGCGAGAAGCTGCGCATCTCCATCCCGGTTGACGGGCTCAGCTTTCGCCTGTGCTCGTCGCTGTCCGTCTCGGCTGACGATGATGGCGATGCCGGACTGCTGGCCGCCGGTCACCTGCAGGTCGCCAGGGTTGAGGCCAGCATAGACAGCGAGGCGCTCACCGTAGGCTCTGAGGGCGTCGACGCCCTCCATCGGGGCCATACCAGGAGGATACGTGTCGATGCGGCCAGCGCTATCCCTGGTGCTCTCGAACTTGAGGATGGTCTTCGGGCTCGTCGTGATGGTGTCGATATTGCGGGAGCCTGCCAGCGTGCGAGCGCTTCCGGCTGGGGGCTGTAGGTCAATCGAGATCCGCTGCGGGCTGCTGGCGTTGTTGAAGGCATCCCACCAGGCGGTCCAGCCGACACAGAGGCGGAGCGTACCGCGCACCAGCTCGACACCGCTCATGTAGTCAAACAGCCGGTCCTGCAGGCGCGCATGGTAGAGCACGTAGGGCAGGATCGGCTCACCCTGCTCATCTCGGTACGGGTAGTCCGTCGACTCCGTATAGGTCGCAGTCATGTCGACCCGCTCGCCATCGACCTCCTCCTCGATGCGGAAGATGGGCGCGGCAGGGTCGCGGATGTCCCACGTCTCATAGGTCTCGCGCTGCTCACCATCTCGCCTGCGGAGGCGGTACTCGGTGAGGCACACCGGGCGGTCGGGTCGGCTGGCGTCTGCCTCGGCCTTGATGACGTAGCCCGGAGACACCACGCGATAGCTCACAGCTTCGGTGTCCTCGTCGGTGCTCCAGTCGAGGCGCATGAAGCATTCGCGGATACCGCGCTGGATGAGGTCGCGTTCCTGACACAGCGGCCACAGCTTCGGTGGGATGATGGGCGTGAGGTCGTCGGCATCCTCGACACCCTCGACCTGAACCGATGGAGCGCTGTCGTAGCTGACTGCGAGCTGGTTCATCGTTGCGAGGAAGAGGTTGTCTGAGACATCGGGGTTGATCTGGAGCTCTGCCGCGATCTCGGGAGCGTAGTCCTTGACGATCTCTCTCTCGACATCCGGCTCATGCCGACCTCTCAGGAGGCGGTCTCGGAGCAACTGCTCCTGGACGCGGGGGGATCTCGCAAGGGTGCCGTAATAGCTGCTCATTTTGCTGCCATGGTGAAGAGGGTGCGCTGCTCCGACGGACGCCAGAGCGGGGGCTGGCTCAGCGTGAGATACTCACGCTGCTGTTTTGAGAAGGTGCGCTTTTGTCCGACGCGCTCCCCTGTAATTTCTACATGATGCCAGCCCAGCTCTGCCAGCGGCTCAGCCTCGGAGATGACTACCCATGCACCAGCACTTGCCCATCGCTCGGCAAGCTCACAGACCGCCTCTCTTCCGAGGTCGTGAGCGTAGCCGGTCGTATTGACATAGGGCGGATCGATGTAGACCACAGAGCCGGGGGGGAGCTGTGGTGGATCGACGGCGCGGGCGTCGGGGAGGATGGAGGCGGGGAGGGTGGGCA